ATACTGTAAGTGGTATTATAGTCAATATGTGGCTTGATGCTGAAATTTGGAGCAAGATATGCAAATCTAGTTCGAGTCACCGGCGATTTAAAAGTATCCAGAATATCATTCCAATAACCAGTGCAAATATCCTTGCGTTTTGTATAATTACGTTCGTCTAGTATTGGCGAATATGCTGCGGAATCTGGTCGCGCACTTGCCTTATATGATTCAAATACATTGCTGCTTATCTTCGGCAAGTCTCTGTCACCATCAAATTCAGTTAATGATAATTGTTTGTAGAATTCACTGGCGTATGCTGCATTCTCAAATTTAATCAACTCACTGTCATGCACAAATTTAGCAAGATGGTTTCTTTTTTCTGTTGCCAGTTCTGCATATTCTGCATTGCATGCATTTCCATTTAAATCATTGTATTTGTTAAAATCCTTAAATGGCTCAAATGCTTCAAGAATTTTATCCATGTCAAATTTAAACGGCAATTTAATAAATGGCGGGAGTTCTTTTCTGTCTAATGTCGTCATACTAAATTGCTCCAATTATATGCGCTTATCATTTTGTGAAGATTCCCCACTTAATGAATTGCTCAACTATTATTCCTGTAGTGTCATTGCGATGATACCGAACCATTTTACCATGATGATGTTCGTCGTGGTATCCCTCGCCTGCCACTAAAATATTAACAATCGGGACATTCCGCGAATTGCCATTTTTATGACAAATGGCATTGACAGATCCAAAACCAATTGCTGACAACACAGCCGGAATCACAATTGCAGCAATTACCACATGCAGCCCGGCAAGACTTGCTGTAATAGCCGATATGATCCAAATTGCTTTCCAATACTTATGAAAGAATCGCATCCTCGGGTTCTCAAATAAATCTTTGGAATACTTAACCGGAATGTCTTGTATCGACCATGTTGAGAAAAATACTCGCCAGAAGCCTTTATATTTTGGAGAATGTGGATCATTTTTTGTGTCACTATGATGATGATGCATTCGGTGGGCAGACACCCACCCGATAGGGCTTCGTGCTCCTGCAATTATTGCCATGTAAAGAGTGATAATTTCAAACACAACTGATGCGCCAAATGCCTTGTGTGACCAATAGCGATGAAGACCTGCTGAGATTCCAATGTGTGCGATTATCTGATACCAAATAAATCCAATTATGACAGTAGTGATCATTTTATTTCCTTGTAATATTTCGAGAATTCTGGAAAGTGATCCAGAAGATTAGTTTGTCTGATTTTGTCTTTTGCGGCGAATGCTTGAATGCCCTTGATGAATAATTCATGATCAACTTCGGGAGTATTTAGAATATGCAGCGCCGCCAACAATGTTGGGGTGGTCATTTTTGATATGGCATGATTTGAATATTTGTCAAGATATCTTTTTTTAATTTCAGGAGGCAAATTTACCGCCCGGAAACCAATTGGAAACGCAACAATGTTGCCCCAATTAATATCATTTTCTGTTAATCCCAATATATTTATATAATCAAGAACATCATCCAAATATCCAATATTCAAGACTTGAATTGCAATAGTGAATGAAACATCTAAATTTTCAGTTGCCATTGCTTTATGGACAGTTCTGTCAAATAACTCCCAATCAAGACCGCTTCGTATGTATGATCCCTGTTCTCCAATTCCATCTAAACTGAAAATCAATCTTACGTTCTTGAAACAGTCTGCCAATTCAGAGACCAATTCCGGAAGTATAGTTCCATTACTTATTATAATCAAATTCAAATTCTTTGCATTCTTGTTATCTGATAATAACTGATACAATTCTGCAAAGTCTGGATTAAGTAAAGACTCACCACCAACAAGAATAAATGTGTCCAAATGCCCAGCTATTTCGACTATATCTGAAAAATATGCATCTTTTGTTTCATTGTTATATGGAGTCAAAATTACCGATTTATTTGACATTGTAATATTGTGTTTTTTATATTCTGCTGCGATTTTAGAAGATGAAGTTGGGTTACACATTATGCATTTTAGATTACATAAATTCCCCAATACTTTTAGATTGACGTGGCGCAAATCAGATATATCTAAATTCGCATTGTAATTCTCTGCGAATTTAGATATAGTTGCATTAAATGTCTCTTGTGACATATTCCATTTATTTCTTGTTGTTCTTCTTGATGGAGTTAAAGCCGATTCATTAATAATGCAATTATTGCAGGCGTTCAAAGTAGTCTTGCTTAATTTTCCTTCCATCATATCACTCCTGATGGTTTTTGCATATGGGGAATTTATGAAATCTATAGGAGATATTTCTGATGTTTTCATCATCGGATCAGAATTGCCTCTGCTAATACAGCATATCTGGTATGTTCCATCAGCAGTGTGGTGTAAATTAATAAATGGCTCGGCACACCATGGCAGCTTGACATGCGGCAATGGGCTGTCGATGCATGCAAGTATGTCTGATGTAAGGGTTGTTTTATCTTTGAATAAGACTATACATCCATTTAACTTATTGCTCTGGAAGGTGGATATTTTTGGATAATATTTACATAGATTATCAACAGCTACCTTGACTCCGGTCCATTTACTATTTTTGTAATCGTAATCATCCACAATGATTACCCCGCCTGTGGATAATACATCAAGACTATTAATTAAATCACGAAATACCTGATCTTCATTGTGTGACCCATCCAAATATATCATATCAAAAAAATCTTCATTATTATAAAAGAAATTATCTGATCCCAGACTATAAGAAGCAATATTATTTATTTTTGTCTCCCATTGCTTTTGTGTTATAATTTTTTTGCAAGCATCCGTTATACCAATATCATCAACACCCCACAAAGTAGAATCCCCATCCATAGGAGAATTTGGTATTTGTCTGGTCATAATCTCAGTTAATGTATTCTTATTTGCTATGTCAACACTGACAATCGATCCATTTGGGCAATTTTCTGAAAACGCCCAAATGGATCGCCCAAGCCATGTTCCGACTTCCAATATTTTTGGCTGATCACAGTGATGATTTAACAGGTTGGCAATTGATGCGAATATAGCTAAGTGTGTCTCGCTTGCCCACCCCGGAATGGTGTTGTCAATGACTATCTGATTCATTATTTAATCCCGATACGCATAAAACGACTATACTTTTCCAAATCAAGTTGTCCTTCAAATATGACGCTTTTCATTGGCGTAACATCTGCAAATTCTTTCAGTGAGGCATGGCAATTTGAATGCTCTTCAATATCTTCAAAATTATTACTTTGGAGGATCACTAGCATACCATCCGGAATATTTTGATACCAATAGTCAAAATTGACAATGTGTTCACAACTGGTATTAATTACTGTATTTGCCTGATATCTCATGGCACGAACATGTTTTGGGGAGGTGTCAATCCAGATCAATTGATTATATGAAAATTCAGGAGAGGTTATATCCGCGCAACTTGCATGAAATTTTCCGCGCCATATGTCTATTTCTCTGGCATTGAAAATATTGGCATTCTGAATTACAGTTTCATCCATGTCAATACTTATGATGGGCGAGCTAGTTAAGTCATGGTCATACAATAAAGCAGCAAGAATTCCATACCATCCAGCGCACAAGTAAACTGTGCCAAGATTTAATTTCAATTCTTTAAGAGTTTCAATAAGCCACATCTTGCTTTTTAACTGACCTTGACTAATTGAATCGAAATCAAATTCAGTTTCAGTAATGAGGATGTTATGCAATGCGTCCAATATTCTCGAATCTTGCATTGTTTTTGCAATTTTGAATATGCGATTGATATCTCCGGAGAGTAATGCTGACCTAATATCATCAATTTCAGTTTCTGATTTTCCCTTAATTAGTCGGAAAATACTGGAAAGATCATGGTCAATGTATGCACGTCGAAAATCAGCAAATTCTGATTTTTCCGGAAACAGTATTTCAAATCTGTTGAGTAATTTATGTTGCATGAGAGTCATATATTGTCCTTAGCCAATTAAAATCATTGATTTTATTTAAAATTTGTGGGTTGTCTTTGTATCGCAATCCAAAATCACGTCCTTGTTTTGCTCCAAGGATACATTCGTTGCCAAATGGTCTGTTAGCGCCGCGCGAACACCAAATGTCTAGCCGATATTTATTGTCTGTATTATCTCCATTGGGGATTGTGCTGCTTGACAACTTCGCGCATTCTCGAAAAGCACTTTTCCAGCTATTAAATGGATCAGTATTGAATGCAGTGACATTGCTTATCTGAAATTTTGGAACAAACGGCGATCCTATTGTTGTCGTCATGTCAATATTCCATGATGTCGCATCCAGTAGTTTCTGTTTAGAAAATAACTTTACGCCGCCATATCCGTATAGCAGATCATTTACTGGATTTCGCGAGCGCCAGACGAATACACATTCAGTTTCCGGAATATCATTCCACAGCATTGTATCGACTGACGGGGTGAATGAAAAATCAAAACCTGTTTCGATTTCTGCGTCTGCGTCAACAACGTAGAAATTAGGCGTCACGCTCAACGTGGCGGCTGCTACATGGGCATTGAAGATTCCAGCTACCCCATTGACCCTTTTTGCTGACGGGGCGTGTACGAGCAATCTAGCGAAGTTCTGGTCGGCATTAGGCTCGCCATAACTTATGAAAAATACATCAGAGGTCATTTGAATCTCCACTCATTGATATCTTTGCATTTCTGCATAGTTGCATAAAATCTGCCAATTCCGGATGAATATCCGAAAAGGATGTATTACGACGGGAGTCCATCTGATCAATGAAGTCAGCAAATGCTGCGCGCTGCTTATCCACATCTCTCCTGACAGAAACATCATCTTTCTTTAGGAAATGTGCCCGGTGATGAACAATTCTTCTCAGCTTGACAATTTCATGTTCTTCAAATCCAAGATATCCTGAATTCTCCATCATGAATTTCAAATCTGGCAACATGTATTTGGAAACAAGATCATCTGAACAGTATTGAGCATCCAGCATTTCTGGGTGCCTAAGATATGGAATGTCAATTCCGACAATTACATTATGATCTGGATGCGGATTGATAGACAAGTCTGCATTGTCATTGACAGAGAACCCGGTATCACGAAACACCTTACTGCCAGAATGATCGAAGTTGTATTTTCTCTTCAGAGAAAGAACCCATTTTAGCCACTCCCCAAACGTGGGTGCTGACAATACATTATATGTTGACATGAACGATACGCGAATATTTCCTATTTCCAAAAGTTCAACGACTCGTTTTTTCATCAATTCATAATCAAGCCCAGACCGCGCATATTCTGCATGACTCGAAACACTTTCTGCGCTGACATGGATTGTTATTTTCTTAACCGTATCTGTTCTCATAATTTGCAATTTGTCAACAAATTTATTCCATAATTTATCGGGGACACTGAGGTTACTGTTTATAGAAAAATCAAGACTAAGATTTGGATTGGCTATCAGCCAATCCATGCTCCTGAATGTTTCTTTATTCATCAACGGTTCACCACCTGTTATTCGATAGTTCTTTAGTTTTGGATATGCATTGGGGAACCATTTCCAGAATGCTTCAATATATGGATTGTAATCTCTGTTTTTTATTGTTATATTGTCTAAATCTTGCCAACCCTGCACTATTTGTTCTTGAGGTGAATCTTTGAGAATAGTAACAGGTCCATTCTGTTTCAATTCTTCAACCCATTTACTTGAAAATTCAGGTCCACAATAAATGCATTTCAGATTGCATGCGTTGCCAAAACTGACTTCCAAATAAGTAGGAAAGAAATCTTCATTTCCTGTCTTATTGACAATATCGTCGTGCTCAGGCAGCGCCCAATCTGAAAGACTTTTGGAAAACCGATCACTGTTCTGGTTATCATTTTCAACTCGCCAACAATATCCACATTCAGATGGCTTCTGATCATTCAGCATTTCTTTGCGGGCTATTTTTAATTGCGGAGTATTGAATAGAACATTTGGATTTTTTGCAACGGCAACAGGATCAATTTTATGGGTTGCCGGGTGATGACAACTATGCACCATGCCGGTACCCAGATGCATTGTCACCTGAGTAAATTTTGCCAGACAGAAACCACAACCAGTCTTGTCAAGCAGTTTCTTCGTAGTTTCTATGTTTGTTGTCGAATGCTTAATCATCCCTGTTGATGATTTCTCCCAATTCATATCGTCCTTATTAACAGTCATTGCACAAGACTCGATATTTTTTTGTTTTCTGGTAATGTCATTTCAGTTCTTGGGTAATTGATATATACTTCCTTGAAGAAATGACTTGCCTGCGCGGTCATCAGGTCCACGTTCAGACCTAATTCATCATGCATTATCACGCCAAGTTGGTTGATTTCGTCTCGCAACATAAAAGCATCCCACTGAAGCCCGGTAACTTCACAGAAACATCCGTCTTCTGTTTCAAACTTAGGAAGTATATTGTTCTGCCAGAAGGAATCATGCCATTTAAAATCTCGAACATCTGTCCAATTCCATTCATCTTGCCGCAATACAGTCATGACACAACCAAGTCGCGCTCCGTAAATTGCCCATAGACCATTTACAGTATCTGATCCCACCGAGGACCAAATAAGCAGGCGATGTTTATTTTTAATGTAAATCTTTTTCATATCAGAAAGATCGCCATTATTCAGGGACATTTTACATCCTTCCCGGAATCCGGCTCGGTATGCCTGATATGGAGTAGTATCGTTGGCAATTGTGCTAAAAACTTCATCCATCTGAATATAGTCGATCCCCCAACAAAAATCAACTTGGGCTTGCTTATCTCCTTTTGGGGCGGCTTCATGTGTCTGCATTGAATTAACCAGTTTTTTAGGCCAGCTTTTGATGCCGCCATTGCCATACACCAATCCGTTTATTTCATTTCTTGCCGCCCAACTTATTACACTGTTTGGCCCAACCTCAGAAAGATCAAGTGATATATCAAAAAACTCAGGATAGACAATATTATCTGCGTCAATTGTGATAAATCGGTCAGTCGATGCTAATTTGGCTGCTGCTTTATGGGCAGCGTCACTCCCATAGATGCCGTGGCTTCTCTTTGCCCATGGGCATTTACTAAGAAGATCATACCAATTATCATCTGCATTCGGTTCATCATATGATATAAAGATGATATCTAATTCAGATATATGTGTCATTACTGTCTGTCCTTGAAATTATTATATGTGGATTATTGTGAATTATATTGCAATGCATACAATCTTCGATCAAATCAATATGGACTTCGCCATTTTCTTTTAATCTGGTAAGATTTATCTCGATTGGAGAAACAAGCGCATCCAGTGATCCTCTGATTGCATACAAAGTGAATGTCTTTCCTGACAGTCCAATTTCTGAAAATCTGCTGGCAGTGACATTACTCTTGACAATTGCTCTATTGTTAGATATGGCAATTGTCATATCACATTCCGGCACCGTTGCTATTTTAAAAATTCTGCCGCTTCCTTTGTGGATTGACTTCTCTATAAATCGGTCTGCAAAAATCTCCATGTCGTAATATTCAAATTGTCTGCAAGTCAGAATGTCAACAGCAAAAATATCCGATCTTGAAATCAATCCATCCAAATCAATAACTAGATACGGCGAATTGAACAATTCTGTTTGGTCAATTTCCACTGTTGCCAGTAGCCGATTGTGATTGTTTCTCTCTGTAAAATAGAACATCATTGTTGCCGGATAAGAAAGAATACGATCTATACTTTCACTATAGGCAGTTAATTTCTGTAGACTGCTCTGATTACTCTTGACAATCATTTTCATATTGCCCGCAAACAAAGTCAGCCTGATGTCCCATTGGTTAAATTTTCCCCGAGGAAGAACAGCCAAATCATCTTCTTGCCTGCGAAGTCTGATGATGTCATCTTTTTCAAATAACGACATAACGCCATTAGAATTTGTGCTTACAATATATTTATTTTCACTGATTGATCCATCTATTATCTTCCGAAGAACAGACGCAGATGACACAATAAATGGATCATCCATATTCCCCAAATGACCATTGCCAATCTGCTGAATGCCCCCTGACCACTCATCATAGTAAATTAGTGTCTGGGGAGTGTTCTTTTTTCTTGTTTTCTTAACGACTGAGTTCATCAATAACCTCTGTTGTTATATATGCCGGATCATGATATGATACAATTCCAATTTGTCGGTGATTATTAACAAACAATTCATTGCCATTGTTGAACCACAATGCAATTAGGTCATTCCAATCTTTTGTGAGCACAGGATTTGATTTTCTGTTTATGTCAGTAAATGGAATTCTGGCAAGTGGCGGAATATTCAATAATCGCAATGCGGCAGTCAATTTTAGGTCAGCAGTGTGTTTTTCTAATTCTAATGTTCTACATGATGGTATTTCTGATTTATTTAAAATGCCAATATTTAATGCTGATATATCGGTCAGATCATTAAGCGCATTTGCAATATCAGTAAATTCAATAGATTGCTCAAAATAGAATATACTGGATGAAAGTAAATCATTCTGATTACAATTGATCTTGTCGCCTCTAAAATCAAACGCTTCCCCAATATATATTGGCAATATATCACAACAGTTCCATATATCACGAACAGAAGACGAGGCGATACTTACTGGATCAATGTATATTGTTCTATCAAATGGAGTCATCATAAACACAGACATGACTGTTACATTTGGCTCGATAGTGTAACCATCAAATAGTTCCAGATATATACCAAATTCAATATTTGGTCTGGTAATTAAATGAAATTCGATTGATGGGTCTTCGCGTTTCAGACTTAGCATCAATGCTACACTAGGTTTAACTTGTGACTGGGCAGTAACTACCGTAATATACCCACAATTCCTATCCATGTAGTTCTCCCATCAATTCATCGTATGATCGAAGCAATGCCATTTTATTCATGACATGTACGTTCTCAGATTTTATTCTGACTAGATTGTCATTCCATTCCATATCACGATTATTTGACAAATAGGTCCAATCATTCCAAGAATGAACAGCAGCAATATCGTCACACTGACTCATATTGATCATTGCCCCATCTGAAAAATTATTGACAAATGATCCGGAGCGCATGCCATTTAAAATGTGTGATGCAATGCTTACACAATAATCCGTGCGAAATAACGAACCATAAAAGCCATAAAGCATTCTGTAGAAATCATAATTCTCTCCGACAAATGCCCACATATCAAAGAATTGTCTTGCATCATCTGAATGCTTGTCAAAATAAATTACCGTTGACCATAGCATAGGGATTCCAGCAGGATTCAACCAAGTATCGTCGGGCGCGGCAGCTTTGCCAATTAAATTATGAGCATTATGATACATTGCGACGGATTGATCAGTGTCAAACAGATAATCAAAATAATTATTCTGCATAATATAGTCAATGTCAATGAGAAGGGTTTGATCATATGGAGTATAATCAATGATTAAGTGCTTGTTTCTGTTTCTGAATTCATTAGTAAACGACGACCAAGGACTGTCTCTGTGAATTCTCGAATTTGATGTTTTCGGAACTTCAGCAATGACCACTTCATCAAAGACGGCATCTATTGCCTCAGTTGAATAAATACCGCACATATTATCCCATGTTGGTTGATCTGTAATCAAACAAACGTTGTTGTTGGTCATTGCCTTCTTGACAAATCCAGCAGCCAACATAGCTAATTTGGAATACTTGATCTTGTCAGTATCATATGCAAATAATGCCACTCCTTTACTTGGCGTCATTGGCAATTCCCGTGATTTCCTTTACTGTTCTTGCTGATCCTAACACTGTATAGGCGTCGTGGTAATCTTTCAATGCAGAATTCCATTTATTTTCTGCATTGTCAATAAAGACAGGCAATGCATCTACTGATATTTTTATCGGAACAGAATTCATATCAAGTAAAATATAATCGTTGGAATTATTATGAGTAAGATGATACATTGCTGCATTTATTAGATGAGAGTCAGCCAAAAACATCCCGCGATCATGATAGAAGATTCGGACACGATCAAATCTTCGCTTAAGAGCAGATTTTTGAGTTTCCATTACTAAATTTAGCTTGGCAGTTTCTAATGCCTTTTCCAATCTTGCGTCCATAATGTTCTCCTATTAATATTAGAATTATATCATGGGCGCAAGATCAAGTCAATAATTAACTGTCATTGGCTGTAATAAAACTATCAGCAACATCAATTGCGGGCAATATGCTGGTCAACACATCAAATATTGCCGAATTATTTGTTATGCTGTTGCCAACAGTATACCCGCCTTGGGCGGTTGTTGTCCCGGCAATATCTTGTGTTGCAAAAGTAGAGTCGTCCATTATTACTCTGATTTTAACAGCAAAATCACCAGCAACAACCACATCTTCTTCTATTTTTGCATAGAATTTTAGAAACAATGCAGCATAATCACTTGGAACCGCCGCATATTCACCATACTCGCCCGGCGCGGCTCCATCAGTTGCGAATGGCGCTGAAGGCGGCGCGCTGCTGAATATCAATCTATATTCGTCTGTTAGGTCATAAAAACCAATGCTTGCACTTGCCCCGCCTACACCCGTCTGCGTCGCAGAATCAATTCCAAATACCAATGATCCCATTGCATCAACTGTTTGTCGCCAATTTCCAAATCCGGCATCCTGAATGTCTCCGGTCATACTGAGTATGAAACGCAAAGAATTTCCAGAATTGAAAAAATATCTGGCAGAATTGTATCCAGAAAAAGTCCATTGAAATGCGCCAATAAGCTGCGTCGCCCAAGTAGTGGACCTTGTAAATGCAAGTGCATTGGCGTTCACTGTTGCAACTTCATTTGACCAATACGCGGCACCGATAATATCATCTGCGATGGAGTCTGCAACCAAAGTCGAATCTGCTGCATAAATTAATGCTCCCGGAGTCACTCGGGACAATTCATAAACGCTTCCGGAGCGATCCAACATTATATTTGTTTTGTCAATCAAATTATTAAGATTTGCTTCAATATATGCCTGTTGCACTTCCTCGTCTGCCAACACCGATGCGCCCGCCACAATAGGATAGACGCTGGCAGTCTGCCCCCAACCAAATCTATGAGCTGTGCGATTATAGCACAAAATAACGTCGGCGGCAAATAATTCACTGGTAAATGTTATCACTGCTGTGCCATAATCTACAGTGTAGTCGCCTCCTTCAAATATCAAGATATTATTGACCAATACAACCAAAAAATCGCCGGTGGTAGGAGCGGGAGACAATGTTCTGGTCGCGCCTGCTGCTTCACCTCCACTGAGAGTTTCATTCAGTATAATATCAGAAGTCAAATAATCAAGACTGACAGTGTTATCACTGAATAGGCGATTTACTTCCAGCGCCAACTCATTATAGTCCGCAATTTCAATTAATTCCCCGCTAACAAGAGCCATTTATTTTACCCCAACTATAATCTCGACTGTTCCCAAATCATTTGGTCCAACATCATGATCTGTCAGGGCGCGACCGATAACCTCTGCCCAATTAGGCATGCTTGCTCGCATTGCGTAGCCCGGCACAGCGGCGCTGACAAGCCGGTCGCCCTTTTTCACTGGTCCGACTACCTTAACAGGCACGCGCCCTGACAGGGCAACGTACGGGTGTGTATCATCAGACCCTGCGTTTGAGTTCAGCATAACTCCGGGGTCTGTGCTGACTACTCCAACGATATTTGTGTCATTGGCGGTCATGGTTAGGGTGATTTCAAAATCCCCGCCGATAGAAACCACCGATCCCGGCTCAATAATAGAATCTGCTTTGTATCTTTCTGCCATGTCGGCGTAATTGGAAGATGTTGCCGTCCCATTGAATACATATGAGTCATTTATGTTTAAATTTATACCTTGAACCAATGAAGGGAATGCGGTATTCAACAGAGTAGTGCCATCTTCAAGATATGCGGCATTCCCCCCGGCAATTTGTGGTGCCCATGAAGCCGAATCGCTGGACATAATTGAAACAATCTTTCCTCCGACAATAACCTCTATTGTCTCATGCGCGACGCCAACAGTATCATACCTAACTCTTGGAACAACATTTGTATTTGTCCCGGCATTGGCAATTGATTGCCAAGAACTATTATAATATAATGATAATTTGCCGGTTGCATCGTCCAGCCAAAAATGACCCTCTTGTTCACCGATAGACGATGGTTCGACACTGGTTACAGTAAGACTTGCGACTGATTTCCAATTGCCGCCATCCGCCACGGTATCATCAAAATACTTAAATATTTTATTCGAGTTATCAAACCAATTTTGTCCTTCCACTGGCTTCGTTGGGGGAGTTGACTTGGCAAAGTTTTCAAGAGAATGCAAAAATGATTCCGCTGCAACTGTGCCAAAACTGGTATACCCATAGCCCCATAATCCAATACTGGTTGAAGTATCGACTGTTTTATTATTGATTGTTATTGGAGTTTTTGAAACGTCCGAGAAAGTAACAGTGTATGTCATTTTTTATCCTATTGAAATTCTTACTGTATACACGAATTGGAATTTTCCATTTGCGCTTTTTTGCACTGGATGAAAAACCAAATGAGTTAGTAATTTACCTTGTTGTGAAAAGAGACCTATTTCATCAAAAACATAATCCCCATCTCGCGTCGCTGCATCATCAAGAGAATCCTGCGATGATGGCTCACTATAATCAAGAGTTGCAGTAATAATAATGTCACTGAAGGTTGAGCCATTGTAGTGAGTAAATGAAATATTATTATTAGAATCTTCTTCTTCTGTATTATTAATTACTATTGAATATGTCTGATTATACAACACGTCGGAAGTCAATGCGTTCTTAGGAGAATTGTATGTTACCAGACCGACATCATTCACAGAGGTTCCTCCATTGCCAAAAGCAAATGAGTGAATGTTGCCAAGAAATCCATATGAATTCTTTGCATTGCTCATGGCGCTGGCGATAGCAACACTCATATTTTCGATATGAATTGCATTTCGCTTATTGAGTATGACATGTCCCGTTTCTGCATCAGAAATAAGAACATGTCCTTGAATTTTAATCGAAGTGTAATCCACGTATTGACCTATCTATTTGCTTATGTATTTATTTATTTATGGCGTGTAATGGATGCATCTGATTCTGGACTAGAACCAATAGAAGCCGGGGAAACCCGGCTTCTATGTTTGGCGTATTACACAATCTGTTCGATAGTAATAACACTATAAACTTCATCTACGCCGAAACTAGCGGCGCGACCGAAGCCTTCAGTGGCAAACGTGGCTGTACCTCTATGCTGAAGTTCAAAGACTGTAGGCGTCGCAAGCGTAATGATACCCGAAAGGGAACTGTTATTCTGAGTATTGTCGCCTGCATCAGAGCTTGCCATAGCTCCGATAATATCGTCAGAGCTATCTGTGATATTGTATAGCTTAACCAAATGTTGGTTAACTTTAAGGGCTGGCGCAGTCGCTGATACTCGGAATGTGCCTATAGGCAGAGTAATCTGGTTAGTGGCTAAGGATGCTCCTGTGATGTTGTTATAACGAACAGTGTTTAATTCTCGTGTCTCCCAAGCACCTGCTGTAAAGGTTCCACCCGCAGTGGTATTAGCTTTCTCATCTGCAACAATCATTAGGGATGCTCTGGAAGTGGCAGCACTGTTAACAAATCCATTAGAGGCAATCCACATACTAGGTTTAAGTGTGCCGATTCTTTCTGCTGCGCCAACATTTAATATTGGCGTATAAATATTGGCAGCCGTTGCCACCTCGCCATTACGGATACTTACCCGTATAGTCCCATCTGCGGGCACCAGAAACTGTATGTACTTGTAATACTTTCCATCAGTAACTGACCCAGAACCAAAGTATCGGGTAAACACAACAACATCTGAGCCATCTTTAACATGAAATACTAGGTTGCCAAGTCCTAGAGCACCAGACCAATCAACCCAAAATTGAAGAGTCATTAGTGTTCCTGCTACAAGACCTGTGGTTTCATGAGTTATTGTCTTTTCACCCATGATCGAAGCAGATGCTCCTGATGGATCAACGATAAGTGTTCCGGGAATATACGTTTCGGGTCCGCCAGACTGAGTTCCATTAGAATCTTCAGTCCATCCAGCCAACGTCGTCCCTAGCCCGCCATTAAAGTCAGGCAATAGGTTTGATGTAAGTGATGTTGACAAAGCTTTTGTAATTAATTGAGGAAACCACGTCGTGTTGTCTGTGATGCCACTTCCGCCCGGAGCCGTTGTTGGGTCTAATTGAGGTTCAAGAGTGAAACCTCTGGCAAGTAAAGTGGGCTGATCCGGTCCAGCCCCGTTGAATTCTCCGGTGCAAGGAACCCAATATTTAATTGGCGTATAATCGCCCGGTGTGGCGTTGATCCACTCACCAAGGCTAACCTGAGTTCCCTGCGCAATGGTCACTTCTTTAGCCGATCCAACTCTAGTACTTGTAAACTGCAATCGCGTATCATAAGTAGGATTCGATGCCCATCCCAACATAAATTTCCCAACTCTAATGGCGACACCATCAATCATAGGAGCGCCCCCATTAGAGTTGTGGGCATGAATAGCAGTCCATTTTGTCCCAAACACCGCGAAAGCGTACTCATATCCTTCATTATGGCAAGCGGTAAAATTTATTTTGTTGCAGGTGTAGTAATCTCTGAATAGCGCATCAGTATCTGTTTTTTCTGCACCAAGTTTAATGAAGGTTCCACGGTTGTTGTATAGAGAGTCTAGATTGCCCTCTCCATTAGTATAGTTCTCATCTGTAAGAGTGCCGTCATGGTAGCCGCTACCAAACCCATGATTGCGATTAAACTCTGTATCAACTGTATTTGCCGCAACACAGATCGCCCCGCCACTACGGTCTCCTTTGCCTACATCACTAAGCGATATGCCGTAGTCATAAGCAGCTTTGCCCCCACAGCATCTGAAGTTATTATCCTCAATGATACTATCACCCCAGCTTTTGTATAGATACAGCCCCCAGCCACTAATATCTTGGAACCCACAATTGACAATTCGGTTTGTCCCGAAGCCTTGTGCAAAGTCATCACCTAAATCTTCAGGCACGCCTGCATCAGCCACCATTGTAGCGTAGCCAAGACGCCCTCCAAGTTGCCCAGAGTAATCTTCAATATCCCATATATCAATTGTGGCTACGGTCCCGCCAGCGCCTGCAAATATGATATTTTCAATATCTAATCTTCCAAAAACAGCTTGGGCACCGCCATCGGTATTTGTAAAGATTGGATTGGCGTTGCTTATCACATTGGTCAATGATCCGCTCCACCGGTTATTACCCGGAGCGCCTGCGCCTCTGATTGAACATAAACCTAGATGTATCGTGGTTGTTCCACAGAAATACGTCCCTCCGGGCCATTTTCCTTGTGCCTTGGACACCCGCAAATAGTCAGCCCATGCATTTATTCCGGCGCTATCATCGGTAACTCCATCACCCGTGACGGCAAAATGTTGAGGAACGCTAATAATTGAAGCAATTTGCCACCAAGACCCATCAATCGCTGCTTGGAATTTACCGGCGTGAGTTGGCTCAGAAGCAACTCGTTTATATATACCGGCTCCAAGATCACCTGCTGTAATAAATCCCCCTGTTTGTATTATATCCGCAGTAACAAGCAATGGCGAATTTATTGCCTCAGTTCTTGTCCCAAATAACAAATGATTGCTATTTACAATAAAATCTAATCTATGCCAAATTGCATTATTTTCTGTATTATCAACACACATCCATAGTGTCAGATTTGTTGTATTGATCCAGACTGCTCCAATATCAACTGCCCCAGCCCCATCTGAATTCGCGATATCATCATTTAAACCGGGATCAGTAGTTTTATCGGTAAATTTAAATACAGCAGAATCTGCTATATTGTCCATTTGCGCGCGGATATCAGCGGCGGAAATTTGACCACTTGAATTATCCGGATATAAACTAGCTGTTGATGTTTTAAATGCGGCGCTTGTCAATTGTGTCATGTATTCATCCTATTATCTGTATAATTATTCTTTCATTAAATTCACTGGTCATGCAATATTACCAATTAATGAATACACATCGCTTCCCTTGGGGATCAATGTTACTGCGCCGTATTGGCTGCCAATCGTCATTGCAGAATCAATAGATGCAATTGTTACTCCTGCGCCATCAACAAATGTTACAAGCCCTGTTCCGATTCGCTCGAATGTGATCGGAAATTCATCTGCCATTGCAGAATTAACAGTAATCACAATGTCAGATGCGCTGTTGACTTCATAATACACTCCGCCCGACAGATCAATTGTGAGAACTGTGTAATCGGCTGTAATTTGTGTTGCAGTCGCCCCATTCAATACAAATAGAGGAATTGGTCGAGACAGAACATAATTTACTGTAGCATTATCCCATGATAATAAATATCCATCTGTTGCCGGTCCGGCGTCGGCTGTATTGACATCCGGAATGCTATTAAGTTCAGTTATTGAGCTACCAACGATTTCAGCCACTGCCTTTTGTGCAGTCATTACTTCGTCGCCCGCCCGAGTAGTAACATAGCCCGGCGATCCCCCATAATCAGTAGTTGTTGCGCTGCCATTGACTATTGCAGCCATAACAGTAGCATCCAAATCCAATTCATTGAATAATGCAGATAATTCTTCAATTGTTTTAATCATTGGGCGGTACCTCTTCTTTTATATATTTATGCGCATTAGATGATAGAGACTCTATCATCTAAACTGTTGCCCAATACACTTCAATAAACTCGCTTACTTCATTCTTCAAAGTCTCTAATGCGTCGGGCAATAGATTTGCAGCAAATATTTGCACAATAATGTCATTTCCATACAAATCAATTGTCCCAAATGATTCATTTCTGATGTCAGTTCCAATTAGGTCTGTGTTTGTTGCTGACAGCAAACTTTCATTTGGCACCGACCATGCAGAATTTAGACTATTTCCAAATTCCGAAAGAACTAACGGAATATCAAATTCTAGATTGCTCACGTCCTCAACTACATCGGTAAATGAATGCATTTTATTGAATGTTCCATGTGTTGCGCGAACGCAATCTACCAACAATATTGGATGTGCCAGCATCCAAGAAGTAGTCAGCAATGAATAATCAATCCCGTAAATGGCATTTTGATAATCACTTAGATCAACCTGCGTGGGGCATATAAGAATTCCAATTAAATCTCCCGGTCCTGCAACAAATCCCACTCCATTCAACTCAGCGTCGTCAACAATCGCCGCAACATTTGGCTGGAATATAGTGAATGTTCCATCAGTCAGATACCAAATTGCATCCTGTATTTCGCTTCGAGTGTATCCCGGACCGGAATAATCTTGATTCAATATGTAAGTTACTTTATCAAGATTCTCGTATTGAGCAACATATACCGACAAATCAGAATTAGTGTAGTCGGCATAAATTAGTGTTGCTGCCAATGGTCCGGCTTCAACCGTTCCATCATAATCAACACAATGTCCAGATGCAGGATCAATTGCATCAAATATCGAATTACTACTTGATTCAACAATTACTCCGATACCATCGCCTGCCCCCAAAGTAGAATCATCCAGAGTCATTGTTACATCTTCTAGCAAAGTAGAAATATCTAGAGTTTCGGAGAATATGTCTCCATATTCAATACGTTCTCCATTAACCCAAATTGCGCCAGATGCTTCTGGTAATGTCCCAAGACCAAGATTTAGTATTGGAATGATAGTATCATCAGGTCCAACATCTGCACCCAAGAATTTCTTGTGTTCATTGACAATCTGACTTGAATAATGATTCCCATCATTTCCAATATCCAACCGAAAACTTCTGGTGGTTGTTTCATTTATTGTTGAATCCACTGGATTTGTCTGAATTCGAATTTCAATGGCGTCTCTCACTGATGTTGGAACCGAGTCAGCAGACAATGATTTGATATATGCATCTCGTAATTTTGTTCTAAATGGCTTAGAAATTTGGATGTAATCAAACAACTCATCCAACTTATGATTGGAGAATTCGCTACTTTGATCATTTAGCTGCGTACTGGCAACATATGATATATAGCTTGACTTAAATATCCAATCAACATCATTTTGTTCTTGCATTACATATTTTGCCATATGGAACCAGAATTCAGTATACATATGGGAGAATTGTCCGGTCCATATAGTTTCATAGAATTCATTAATTATTTCAAAGAATGTGTTTCCGGGGTTGTTATCCCACGGAGTAGTATCCCACGGTGTAGTATCCCATCCAGTTTGACTTAATTCCCCGCTCCACAAAACATCGGTAAACTGGATTGTGGCATTTTCCTTGAATATAATCTGCCATGCCCCATTTTTGAAAATGTATGCGCTTTTTCTGTTCATCAGGTCAGGATCATTGCTGGTAAGAACCATTGCAATTTCATCTTCCTGTGGATCAAGCAACAGAAGATCAGCTTTAGAATTAATCCGATATGTTGCATGAATTTTGTCAAACGCAATATTTGCATCTTCCCAATCATGAAAATTCCAATAATCAATAATATCAACATCTTGCATATCTGAACCAATTGTCTTACTCAATGCAGTAAGCCACTCAATTCCGCTATCAACCAAATTGATTGTCAAAAGCTGACTGTTTAATTTATCAACTGCAACATGTCGCGCCTCTTCAACGTCAACAAACCACGTCTGACGTGGCGAAATTGCAATTCCGTATCTGACATGCTCATGCAGACGCATATCCGGAACTGGCAAGTTTCTAACCAGAGTAACCATGTCGTTCTCAATATGATATCCTGCTGGATTCACCTCTTTGATGGCAGATGTGGTCCAGAAATCACTGTCAGTATCCAACAATGGATCATTCCCAAGAGAAGAAGTGTGACATTTAAAGTAGTAGTCGCCTGCTTTCACTAAATCAGTAGGAGTATACGATTTTCCGGGATCGTATACTGTGAATTCCTCTATTGTTTCTATTCTGGAGAAACCCGCTAAGCTATCACGAACGCTCATGTGCAACCATTCTGGTATTACTGTCCGCTGATCGGTATCAGACAACAAGATAAACTCTTGGTGATAGTTAACATCGGTTTTTTTGAAGTTAACCTGCAATATTAAATCATCATAGCCAATTATCTCCGCCAAGTCACTAACCAGCAATGTTGAGTCACTTGATGCGGCACACCAAGATATTCCATTGCTGGTAGGATCAAGGATAACGTCAGTTAATTGTGATATCGAATAGGTTCTGGATGAATCTGGAACCGTAGTTTTATTTTTAACCCAAAAATAATAGAATGTTTCTATTTGATTATTTTTGTTGTTTAGATGCAATTCTTCTGCCCAATAATACTGAGTGTCGCCATTGCGATCTGTTGTAGAATACGGAACTCCCGTCAACTCAATGCCGTCCACAATTGATCCGATTGCCCCCAATGCCTCATATTCATCAGGAGTAGCCGGACTTTTTGTCCATTCATATACATCAATAGTTGACGTTGGGAATAGTTCACCCCAATGCGCTTGTCTGTAATTATCTGATCCCTGATCATAATTTAGATAGATTGCATTTGACAAATCCCACCATACCATGCCGACTTGTGTTTTGCCCCAAGAATTTGCATAATTTAAATTCTTGGCTGAATCAGTAGTAGCATTATATCCGGCAATATCAACCTCATTTCGAATATCTATTTCTTTATCAGCAGCGCCCGAAATTATCCCTTTAAGTGGATCAATGACTTCAAGGATAGAGATTGTTTCATTGGTTGCATCTGAGAACAGAACCACATTCTTCAGAGTGGAATTGATTGTTTTCGGAGTTTCATTGCGCACAATTACTGGTGTTGCATTATTATTGGATCGAGTAATAGAGTATACGGCTCCCGCTCCTGTTGACTGGCCAGCAACTTCAACGTCATCAACAAACATATACTGATCGGAAATTATTCCGCCATTATCAGACACATATTTTGTTGATGCAATCGCAGTTTCCATTGAGGAACTATTGGCAAATCGCATTGTTCTTACCGGAATTACTTTACCTAAGTATCCGTTCTCGTCAATATACCGATCAATAAAGAATTTATAGTCGTTCTTGACTCCAGTAACTTTGTGAATTCCGTCAATACTTGGAACAGTAGAACTATTCAAAATCAAGACATATTCATCTTCCGACAAAGTATGAGCATTTGTGCATGAAATCATCGCATCATCGCCATTTTCATTTCCGGCGCATACCTCAGTAATGCCCGAACCGAAATCAATTGTCTGATAAACATTGTATTGGTTTGTGACATTTTGAGGCGATGGGTTGGAACCAATGTTGTCAATGACCCAAATATTGAAATTGGCAGGCTCAACGACCGTTAGCCAATCAGATGCAGTAAAGATATTCTCAATTGCGTCAGTTGACGAAGTATACGTTCCCGATGCAATGCCCAGACTACTGTTTGCAGTTCCATTATCGATTACCAACGTGGCGGCATCATAAGTGATTATCAATGCTCCCTCAATTTGAGACGCAGATAGATTAGTAAGAGCCGCCGCATTTATTTGCTGCACAACATCAGAAATCGTTAAATCGACTAATATTATTGATGTTGCAATGGAAGCATCGAAAACCCCATATGGAAGCCCAAACAGACTCAATACCGCAGTATCACTTATTGTCAGCCTTGAATTTATGCTTATTATCTCCAATTTATTATTTGATGATATTGCCGAAATTCCTGTTACAGCAGCATTGTTAATCGCAATAACAGATTCTGCAACATTTAAAGCAACGCCAACAGTTATTATTGATCCGGAAGCAACAACATCTGCATCCGCAACAACAAAACCAAGAAACGAATTCTCAGATGCTCCAAGTCTATATCCGCTGGAAACAGTCGATCTTGTCAACCGCACACTATTTTCATAAGCATCCGCAACTATATCTGCAATTCCTGCATTGACAAGAGCAGTGTTTATTTTGATTATTATAGCAGACAGAACATCAGTTACATATTCAGTCGGAACAGAAACAGTTATTTCTTCACCGGCGGCAATGTTAATTCCCCCATTTGTTTTAATAAATGCAATCAAATCAGCCAAATTAACATTGTCGTCATTGACTGTTAGCGTTGCATCAAGCAACGTATTTGCAGCATCTCGATCAATATCAAATTGAGCAGAATTATTAAGCGAGCCGCTGACGATACTTGCCTGTGTTTCAGTGGCGGCATTGCCGCTCAGCAACTCAATCAATTCAAGATCGGAATCAATAACGGCGCGCGCTGCGGTTTCCCATGTTGATCCCGGACTTGCAGTAATTGCATCTCCTAAAATCTCAGGATTAAAAGTTCGATCTATTGCGCCAGAAGAGTAATATGTGCTGACAAAAGTTTCCCAATCACCAACAGTTGTTGCCGAAATGTATGCAGTCTGCAATGACGACATTGTTGAGATTATTTGATTAGCATAGACGGTTGATGAAACAATGCCCGCTGTCCCCAATGCATCAATTAGAATTTTCTGCATTGTTTTTGTATCCGACAACTCGTTAAACGCCACTACCGTATCGATGAGAGTTGCCCCCACTGAATTGGCATAAGAGATTGTGAATTCGGCAGAATTGCTATTGACAATGGTTGGAAAAGTAACATTTCCCTGAAAAACAATATCTGAAAATACAGTTGACGATGTTGTTTTAATCAGGTTGATATTAATTCCGTCAACTGTCAATGTGCTGCCGCTTGGAATAGAGGGATTGATAACTGTCCCCGTCACTAGAATAGGCAACTCATCATCTATATTTGCGTTTTTAGAAAATTCTATGATGTCATTGTTGAACATAAGAGTTGCCCCCGAGACAACAATCGGGTATACTTGAGTTCCACGCAGAGTAATACCCTCTGCGACTGGAGTCAGACCAGAAGAAGTTATGTTTAATTCATGAACATTGCCTGCATATCGAACAATATCACCGCGATGATAAGCAGATGACGCATTCCAATTTGGAACCAATGCATAAGCAGCAGTCAGATCAAACACAGAATTTATGTCATCCACTGATGCCAAGAAATAATCAATTTCATCAACAAGCGGTAAGCCCGCATCTTTATTGAAATTCTGAGTTATTTCCAGATCAAGAATGCTTGAATTACTAGCTGGAACTATCGGATAAGTAGAGAATGGTTTATTAAAGTTGCCGCTGATTGCTCCCGGTCCGCCTTCATAAATGTCAATGATCAAATCACTCGGATTGTCAGTAATGAATTGATCTGAGAATCTAAATTGCTGACTATCACTTTTAATTAATGACGTGTTCAATTCAAATTGCAATGGATTACTGGCTGATACATCACCATATTCCCCAATACGAATCATCCAATCTTCATTTACTTCGCTGGCAAATTCTGTCCCAAATATATTTTTGTTCCGTCCAAGGGCGGTCAACGCAGATGCTGTTCCCTGATATGCACGTTTGCCTTTTTCAAATCGATATGCGCTCACGTCAGAAATACCTGTTCCAACTAGATATGTTGGTTTATTATATCCAACATTGAACCCCAAAGTCTGTCTGGTTAATCTGTCAAGAGCCTTTGTTTCAGAGTTTATCCAATCATGCTCGATTTCTCGAACACTAGATTCCATATTCAACATCAATCCGGTTGCATTCACCAAATAACCCGGCGCTTCGACTTTGCCGCTCCAATTAGCAGAACGTTCCCCAATAAATTTGATTTTATTTTGAGCAAGACCATTGACCGGCGAATAAATTACATCACCAAAAGTCGTTTCGTTCTTTATAGAAATAATATGCTCATATGCAACTGTTGTGATTCGAAGACCGAATATTTCGACTGACGTGCTTTTGCATGAAAATTCAGTAGTTTCGTCATTTCTCAGAACTACAATTTCAGACTTGTCAATTGCCTTGAATGATTTATCAAGAATGTTGGCATTGCTGGAATAGTTCATGAGTAGCGACTGTACTGTCCCGAATGGTCCTTGTTCATAGACCAATACATCAGACAATCCTCCCATGTAATACGGATCGGTTGCATCAGTCAGCGCCCATTCTATTGCATCTTTGGCAGAATCTAGCCAATTATCTCCGCATACTATGCCAATTGATTTATAATATTCACCAAGACCCAACAGGAAATTAAACAACTCCTGTCTTTTGGTAATAATTGATCCATATGGAACTTTGGTAATACTATTTTGAAATTTAGAATATCGGATCAATGACGTTCCTGAAATGCTTTCCTCAATTGTTGATCCGGACCTTGATGGCGTTTTCATATAGAAACTCATACCGTCAAGATCATATCCTGTTACAGTATATCCAATGGATGCATCCTTTGTTATTTTGACTCCTGAGAAAAACACACTCTTCAATGGTCCAGAACTTCCAATCACAATATCATAATCATCTTGTGGAATTTGAGAGGTTCCTGTTGAAGATCCCCCATTAAATTCCAGATTCATTATTCTGTCGTCAGTGTATCCTCCGATGTGAATTGAAAATTCAGTGCTCAAAGACTGCAAAATTTCTGACAGATCAGATGTTTCGTTGCAGTCAATTGAAAACAATTCAGATGCAATTGCCCCAAATCCAAATCTGCTGGTTGAAAATTCAAAATCCAATGTCATTGTGATGGTTGCGCCTGATCCTGCCGAATCCTCAATAACAGTTGCTGTTGGAGCGCGCAGGAAGCCTCTGCCGGGGTCTGTGATTTCAACGCCGGTGACTATGCCGGAATTGGTCAGCACCCGCGCAGAGGCGCTTACAGCGCCGCTGTCAAGCTGTGTAAACGTCAGTGTCGGAGAAACATATCCTGATCCACCATTGGTCACTGTGATTTTCGAAATAATTCCATTTGTGATATTTTCATTATGAATTTCGGAAACAGGGCGGCGCGTCTTTGTATCATAATTAACAATTTGAGTTTGAGTGACCAAATTATTCTTGACAGTTTGTCCGATTTCCCAAAATGTCCCGTGAATTCTGTATGGCTTTAGTTGAAGAAGTGCTTCTGCTAATGCGAATTTATATTCGGAACTAATTCTCCACTTATGCTCAATTGTCCCCCAATCACCAAAAACTAGATCGCGCGACGCATCAATTGCGGACGGCGATGCCGTCACATTTGCAGTAACTGGATCATTCAATACGCCACTAGTGGTGACAAGTGTATTGGTTGCCCAATCATATGCGTTTCTATTGTATGCAATGTCAACAATAAATCCATCTGATGGATCACCAACGATGCCATTTTTCAATGCATTTAGTAATGCAGTTCGTTTAACACCTGTTGCCCAGCTATAATTCGCATCCCACCATGTCGGCTTAGTATAATGCCCCAACATCTCCCATGGGTGCGAATGTGGTCTGGTTGTTCCAAAGTAAAAAGAGTATACTCCGCGCCAGCCACCGATATACGGATACACTGAACTATAGTTCCATGAAAATTCATCGCTTACCGAATAAACATCTCCTGATTTGATTTCTTCCAGAGAATTACGCAGTGCATATCGGTTATACCAATCATCTAGTCTTGAATTCAAATCAGAATTTGCGTATGCAAATGATCTGTTTGGGCTAGGCAGATATGAATTCATATCTGCGCCTGTGTTATATTCAGGTGTCAGGTTGTTTGCAATGCGCAATTCTAAATCATACAATGCTGCTGCCCTGATATCAAAATCAACGCTTGACATGTCAAGATAATTCGTGCCAATCAAATCATACTCTGCGCCGTCATGACCGATCAAAATTCCATCAATTATTTCAACAGTTGTCGGTCTGAAAAATCCAAGTTTGACGGATGACATTGGGACGTGACTTAATTCATTGTGCATGTAATATCTGATAGTCAATGTAGCCGGATCTGATGATCCATTTAATTCAACCGCAGAAGTCAATGATATTTCATTGCCGTTGATTGAGTAATCAACGTCATTTATCAATGGTCTGGTATAATATGCCCCTGATCCGTCATATTCATTTAGCCAAATCTGGATATGGTTTTGAATATTACCAAATTTGTTTTGGGTGTGATCAAGCATGAAGACCATAGTTGCATCAGCAACAGAGAATTCAGTTTCAGTATGATTTCTGAAATATACCATATCACTATGAGCATATTTGAAATCTGAATTTTTACCTATGTTAATGTCAGTCAACGCAGTATCTACAATTTCTCTTATTGTTTCAAATTGCCTAGTTTCCCATAGCTGCGCGACCTTATTCTTGAAATGCCGCTTGAAAGCAGAATAATCGGCTGATACCACAGCCAATCCTTTTGATGGATTTATAGTTTCATTGTCATTCAGGAATTGAAACTTGGCAGTCGGAATAATTTGCTGTCTGATGCTTCCACCAAACTGATTAATGCGCCGAATTTTATGATAATTATTTGTGTCACCGTCATCTGAATATCCGGGCAATGAGCGAAGCTGCGCCGAAATGTGATGCTTCAGTGTTGAATAATTACCGCCATAAAATATATCGTTATTTGAATTATAAAAATGAACGGGGGCGACCTCATAGACTGCCCGCGTCATATCGGAATCTGTTACCATATGCAATACAAACACGTCATTAACTTCATGGTTTGTTGTTATCGACACTGAATCGGATGCGATATCATAATCATATCCAGATTTCAAGTCTTGATTATTTTTGGTTACTGAAATTCGGTAATGGTTTTCATCGGAAATAACCAATTCACCATATACACTATTATCCAATGTACTCTGATATCTTATTTTATTGTAGGGATAACCCGCCAATGCAGAAAATGTTATTCCGGTTGAAGTCGGCGTTGTTGAGATATTCGCATTGACATTACCATACGGATCAACAAATTCAATATTATCTGAGGAATCAGCAATAATTATATTGAATGAATAATCTACCTCTCCACGAATGATAATATCTGGATTTGCGCAGCCTAAATCAGTCAAGTCAAGGGGAGATTGACTTGCCCATCTAAATTTATCATCTTCCATTGATACAGTATAACTTAACGGGAGTTTTGCCCCGCTAGTATCAACATTAAACACAATATCAGTTAATCCGTCGCTGATTGTCGTCATAACTATAGGAACGCGCTGGTTTCCTCTGATATTACTCCATCCATTGAAGAACTCATCTGTATTTTTATTTCGGAAATAATATAGTCCCGGAATCAAATCAGAAGTCTGATCAGTTATATTGTAATAATGTTGTGTTCCGCCCAAATCGAACTCAAAGTCAAAATCATTGAATGCGGCTTTTCCTGAGAAGGACGGAGAGAATCCCAACTCTCTGTCGAATCCATTAAATTCACTTGTCTTATATGAAAAAATCTCAGAACCTACGAAATCACTGCTTTCAAAATCAACCAATGAAGTCAGATCATCTGAGTAGAGCATGAACAAGGGGGCAGTAGATTTAAACTGTTTACTTTGCCCAATAGTCCATGATGTGCCGTCATAGCAATAAATTGTTCCTGTGTCTATTCCGGACTTGACAATCGCATATTCGTTTGCGGAATATGTTGTCAGTGGAGTTATAACAATAGTTGATCCGACGCCACTAATTACATACGAATCGGCGGTATACGTGGTAATACTAGACGCATACGCTTCACTGAATGCGCTACTGAATTCTGATATAGAAATTGGTGTCCCGGCATCGGATGTGACCAAAATTATGTCGCCATCAGCTAGATAATTAGTCTCCCCCTCAATTTTATATTCGAAATTTCCTCCAATAATATCAGTGATTGTTTCGGCTGATACGGCATAATCAACCAATTCCACAAAAGTTTCACAAGTATTCATTAGTTCTAGGTTTGCATTAAATTCAATAATTGGACGAATAGCACGGGTGACGCTATTTAGATATGCTTCCACGACAACATTGTTATATGACGACATTGCAATTATTGCTTGACTGGAGAACCAACGGTTACTTCTGGTCCATGGGTTCATATCTGTTGCATGTCGCCCCATTACTATGTAGGTTCTATTTGCAGTCAGGTCGTCGCGATTATAGGTAGTCGCCGCGTCGTAATCATCAAAGCCTCCCAAGTTGTCCCATGGGGTTGTGTCCCAATCAACCGTATCCCATCCCTCGGGCTGAAGTACGGAGTATGGAAAGATGTTTGGAAACAAGTCTTTGCCGACATCACTTGTCGCTGCGACAAGTGATATATTTCTGCCGCCAACATTTTCCACATAATATGAATAACCGGCGATATAGTTTCCACTTGTGCTGGTCACATTGTCTCCGACGAATACTACTCGAAGCCCATTAATAAATGCCACAGTTTTGCCATTTGACAACACAGGAGTAGTGTATTCTGACAGATTAATAATGGAATCAATATCAATAGGATCAGCCAATGTTGGTTCCAACTCAATTACCGGCATGTTTCCTTCAAGCCAATAATAATTGCCGTAATTGGAAAACATGTCTGAATTTATCGGCAAGTCAAGAACATATCCCGGCTCAGAGAATAATTTATCATGGTTGCTCATGTCGGACCCTATGCCCGCCAGACGATTTAACGTTGCAACATACGTTGTTGTGTTTTCTGCCACTCCCCCGCGACGCAAAGTAGTCCCCGGTGCAAATTGATAATTTGCTCTGTCGGCAGTTACCTCTGGAACAAATACTTCTTGATCTGCCAATCTACTTTTGGTTGTCAATCTGCCCCAATTTGCATTGATGCTTGCCGTTGATCCAGAACTAAGAAGTTGATCAATGGAACCAGAAAAGAATCTGCTTAGTGATTCTGTTCTGTTGACGGCAGGAAGAAAATCAACATGCTTATTTGTCACTGGTGGCAGTTCACCACTTTGTGTTATGTTGATGACCTTAGTTGGATTTGCATTGTAATTATTCATTATTATTTGCCTTGAATCAAGTAATTGTTAATTTGCTAACTATTTCTATGTCTGCTGCGGACACATCTGGAATTAGTAATTCATGAGTTTTCGGAGTAATTTGAAATAAGTCCCCGAATACGGATTGTGTTTGTGTCGGAATTATAATAACACTACTTACAATTCCCTGACATTGTTGATGTATATATGCGCTTAGTTCCGTAAAGTAAAAAGTTTCCCCAAAGTCCCAATTGTCAATTGCAAAGAAGTCGTTGATCGCAATCAATACTTTGGTTTTTATTTCTGTGTTGGAGTAACTTGTCCCCGTAACCGGAACAACTCTGAATTTTCCTTGAAGAGCAACATCAGCCGAACTGCCAAATAATATCTTGTATTCCGCTGACTTATAGATTATACTATCACTTACTGCTTTTTTAGAAATTATTTCGGAGAATTGCTGTTCCAAATCAGTTATTGTTGGGATCGCCGGGGCAGAGGCAGATGCCCGCGATCCTGCAATCCATTGACGATATTTATCATCGTAGTTTTTGTTCAGAACAATAATGTCAATGATATTTGTCAAACTTGGATCAATTCTGAAGTTGGAATCGCTAACTCGTCTCCACAAGAAAATTAAATTTTTTCTTCCGGATACCGCTTCGCCCTCATCCGATCTAGAAGTATAGACAAAACCATTTTCTGTTTTTGAACTTATATTAATTGTATCTGTCGAAGTCAATTCGCGAAATGCCATTGGATTGTCTGGATAATTATCATTATCAACATCACTCAGAGAAACTATTAGCTTTGTATCATCAACATAACCATTTGTTTCAGTGAAATACTTATGCGCAAAGAAATTTATATCACTTCCCAGAGAATAACTTGATCCATCCGGACCTACATTTATTCCGGAAATTGTAATTTTATCACGCTCTGGTTTGTTAGTGTCAACATTAAATTTTCTGTTACTATTTTGGTTATGGAATCGCAATGCCGCATCACTGCCAAATACGAATTGATGGCGACGACTAATTATATTCCAATTATTGGCAGAATAATCCACTCTGAGAAGCCAACTTGCATCCCTGTTATTGCTGGTGTCATCGCCCTTGTATGTCAGATCAAAATTGTCAGGATTATTCAGAGAACTTGCCGGAAGATTAGCAGCAGTTACTATTTTCCATTCCCCTGATCCGGGTGCAAATCGAAGACCAAATGTATTTCGATTTGCAATTTGCTCAATGATCATAGTCTTTTCAGCTTCTGAGAAAATTGTATTAAATGCAGGAAAGATTCTTTTGATGCGGGCAGTGTTCGGGATTGACTTATTTAAAATAATACTTCCCTGTCCAGAACTGGCCAATCCTGTTGCATTTCCATTATCATCAAAAACCCCAAGACCATCTGAAATTACATCAACTACTCGCGCCCATGTTGTATTAGCAGATTTAGCAGATATAACTACCTCCGCTTTCACGCCTGTTGTTGGCGCGGTAATGACGGCAATAACCGGATTCTCATAGCCTGCGCCGCCGTTGGTGATGACCACCGACGCGACTTCTCCGCCACTAATTGTTGCTGTCGCAGTTGCTCCTGTTCCGGTCCCTCTGATAGTTACCGCAGGCACAAACGTATATCCTGATCCGCCATTGGTTATCGTTAATTCATCCCCAACTTCTCCGATTGATCCATTGGCGTACGGAGCATCAATGAATTCTATCAAAGTATTGGGGCGAACATAGGACAACACCGTGGTTGCAGTATTGGATGCGCGTTGAATTATTGAATTTTTAGTAAAATACCCGGTGCTTCCTTGATATCCCTTTGTGATTTGTTGCCATTCGTAACTGGTTTCATCAACTGCAAAATATGACAGGGCAATAGGAGGGAACTTGCTGTAAAACAAATTCATAACTTCGGGATTCTTGATTGAGTCCGCAACATATTTCTCATAAATTTGCTCATTGGTCAATGATGTTGGCAGACTCAATGTTGACCGATATGTCAAGGCAGAAGCGTAAATATAGCCGTCTCGTGCTAACATATCTACATTCTGGTACTGGGCAGTTGGGTCATTTGCCTTAATAAATCTGCTATGCCCCACATAAGTTCGGTTGACTGCCTTTATCTTCTTGACATTTTCACTGACTGTCAATGGCATGCTGCTGTAATCTTCGGCAGTTATCATTCGATCCTGTGCAGCAAAAACTCGACCGGCATTTCTCTTTATGCTGGTTACAGATTCCTGTGAACTGGCATTTGAAATGCTTTCCTGTAATTCAGCCTGAAATTTAATCTTATATATATTACCGTCTGATGCAGTATAATCAAATCCAAAGGTAACAACTCCGATGTCACTCGGGTCAATAGTATATGACTGATTTAAACCAGTTCTATACCACAATCTAATGGTTCCACGGGGGATTTCAGAAAAAACACCGTCTCCAAAGACAAAATCAATGTCATCATTGTCTCTTGTTTTAACAGTGAACAATTTACGCAGATCATGGCGAATGTTATTAAAGACAGTATTTGCTCCAAAGCTGCTGTCAACCTTAGTCCATGAATTTTCTATTTCTCCGGAGTCATTTATTTCCTGTACCCAGATATCTTTTTCGTTTACATCTGTGGCTCCTGCGTTTATAATCAAATTGCTTACTGCACTTGATGCATCAATGTCATTGAACTGAAGCGTCCCTTGTTTAATACCTACAAAAAATCCTGTGTTTTTACTTCCAAGACCCTGATTATCATTTCTATATGTCAGATTGAAGCTGCTGTATGGATCAGGTTCAACTTCAATTAACGCATTTCTTGCTTTGTCAATGCGCAATCCGTGAATTTCAAAATTTCTTTTTGAGCCGTTGACATTTCCAGACACTCCAAAAACAACATCTCGTACGTTGCTTGTATTGGCGGCGTATATTCCTGTTCTTACATTATTAATTACAGAACTTTCTTTTGTTCTGCCAAATTTATTTGTTGACTGTAGAATTTCATTCATAACCAACAGAAAATTTTGCTGATCTGTCTCAAATGTGACATCTTTATTTTTCAACGATTCACCGTCTATATCATATACATCCTGAGTAGTGCGAATTTTTTTTATTTTGAGAACACCACTGGCAGGAGTTAATCTTTTCGGAGTATATCCAAGAAAATCAGCAATTTTCAACACGCTGGCGCGACGTTCTGCCGTGCTCAGAAAATTCTCTCTGCCTGCCAAATCAATACGGAATGCCAAACTATGCGCAAGGAATGATAAGGTTTCAATAATTGCAACAAATTCACTGCTTTGAATCCAATCATTGAAATTTTCAGGATAATTTTGCTGAATATAATCAACCAATGTTGCTCGAATTGAGTCATAATCATATGCGGCGAAATTCGCCTGCGAAAATGATTGATAGACTACCTGAAAGTCTTCTGCTGCGAATAAATTCTGCTGTCGAATGCCTTGCGCCATTTATATTTCTTCCTTGCTTCGATATTTCAATACTAATTCTTCTATGGTAGCCTGCGTGTTATACCGTAATGTAATGGTTACTGTTAATTGATGATCAGAGAAATCTAAATTATATTCCATCAATGTCCAGCGAGGATCAAGCCCAATTATTTCTCTGATATCATCATCTGCGGCGTCCTCGGTCGCTTGCGTATATTGATCAAATACCAATTCTGGTAATATACTTCCAAATTCGGGTGATCCTAGACGCTCACCGCGTCTAGTGTAGAAATGATTAGACAAGTCTCTTATTGCCAGAGACTTGTCTTCCAGAACTGCTGTTCCGGTTTTTTTGTTATGAGTTGAGAAACCAATGAATGTAGCCATAGATATATTTATTACCTGAAAACAGCCCTTTCTGATTATAACTGAGAAATAACTCTTCTTTTGCGCAAATCACTCATTCCCGACAGAAATGCTCCGATTTGCCGATAATAAACAAACTCAGTCTGTAATTTATCAAATTCGTTCGACAATCCCGAATAACTGTTTCGCAATTCATGAATTCCAGCTATGGTATTTTGTTGGCGTGATCTATTCACTGTATAATCCGCCAGCATGGCAACTCTGGATTCCACTCGTCGTAACATGGGATTGAAGGTTCCTCTGGAAATAATATCAGCACATAGAAGCCAATTAGAATTTTCTATTGCAGACGATAAATCATATGTTCCCTCTCTGGCAACAACTGTTCTCCATCTTCCGGTATCCAAATACAAACTAACTAATGCATCAAAAATAGTCTGTGGTATATTGATTATGGGTATTTGATTTCGCAGAATCTTTTGTCGATTCTGCACATATCCATACCATTCAGCAAAAGATTCAGATTCAGTCATTCCTTTTTGCAGCAAATAATCCCCTTGCCCATAACCAATGGTATAATCACCAGTTGCAGCATCAATTTGTCGAACGCCAGACCATTTCTTATATCCAATCATTACATCTATCATGTCGGCGGATACCCCGACAACTCCGACATTTATTGGGAAATCCACAGCAAACTCATCTTTTTTGGTAAATGTTTCCCATTGAATACGATATTTAGATTCAACTAATGTCAGCATTATGTAAATCCTCCTGCCCTATGTATGGACATTGTTGTTATTGCAAAATCTGGGACACTGGCACTTGTATAATCTGCACCCCAACCAACTGCGGTAGTGTCTCTGTTATCAAAATGAAAACTGTTATCATATATACCAATTCCTGTAATGCCGACTGAACTTGCAATTGCAATTACTTTATTTTTTTCTGTGCTGCTTAGTGATCCGCCTGAAAATACAATATCAATTGCATGCCCAATCATATGTTGACTTCGTTTAGCCCCATCAACTTTTGCATTATGTGATGGCGACCTGAACCCGCTGGTGATAGTTCCGGGGCGACCAAATTGACGACAGACTTCTTCAGCCAATTTTATTAATTTTGGATCAACTCGCTGATCTTTTCCGGGCAGCCAAGACAATAACACGCTATCTGGTGATACAATCCAAGCTGGTTGTTTATTTGCAGTGCCTGAACTGTCTGTGGTATTGAAATTTGTGGCATCCCCATAATAATAAGTATTACTTTCGGAACTAGCCGATCCTGATACGCTTCCTGCTTCTAAGACACTAACATCTAAGTGACCGCCCCACGGTTCAGATTCTGGGACCCGACTTGAAATACTTTCAGTTATATTCAGATTTCCGGTTAACTGATTTACAGTTGGTCTTGCCGCTGCTGCCGCCTTTGCCTTTGGACCATTCATATCAATTCTTGCAGCGGTTTCCCTGTAATTTCCTGCAATTTTTATATTGCCATTCTGTTCAGCTTGTAAATTAAGATTGGCGTTTGCAAAAATATTCACTGGTCCTACCGCCGCATCCAACGCAATTCCTGTGTCACCAGTAGATTTTAAATTGATTCCTTGCCCGGCTTGGACATTGAATTTCCCGGCGCTGTGGATATTAAAATCTCCTTTGGTGGTGACATTGAATGATCCTCCGCAAAAGATGTCAATGTCTCCCATTCGGTTCATTTCAATCCAGCTTGATCCATTTTGATTAATGACATAGATTAGACCGTTTGTATCATCCATTAATATTTGTGCACCGCCCGCTGTTCTAAACCGCATGCCTAAATTATCACCATCTTCAATGTCCCCATCATCCATGACGATTGCGTGACCAATTGGCGTCGTCAATCCCATAATACGATTTGATGGGTCGCGCGTCGGACTAGAAAAGTTCTGACCTCTAATTCGATCTTGATCTATTCCCTGTGTTCGAAGGACTTCAGCCTGTGGATGCTCTGGGGGCGGCTCAGCGCCGCTTGTGGCGGTCTTGGCAGTTTCTTGGGCAATGGTGAACGTTCCTGCCGAAGTTAGCTTGGACGCCCCTGCGCCGCCCGCTCCCGATATCTTTCCATCGTCGGGCAACATTCCCAACACAATTCCGTTATGGGAATCGCTGCTGAATGCAACCACAACTTCATTATTCACACTGGGTGGCTGGCCCATTATTCCATACATATTCTGACCGGATGCAGATGGGGCAGAAACTCCCCCCATTGGCAACATTTGTCTGCACCACATTGCGCCCAGATACAAATCAGCATCTACTGAATTGCTTTCGGCAGCATTGACCGGCAAGGTTCCGTAAAACTTAATTATTTGAACCTTTATTCGCCCCATCTTTCGTGGGTCTTCTGTGGACACAACAATACCTCTGTAAATTCCTGTTGGTATCTTCATACCTTTAGCCATCGTATTTTGATTATAAGAATCTCGTACTTTATTGCTTTGTGTATCTGCGCTGCGGTTAATTGCCATCTTAAGCATTCCCTCTTATTTGTCTGTCGGCATCTTCTTGGGTCTGCGCCGGATCAATTTCGGTAGATGATCTATTTGCAGAACTTGTTGATCTATCATTGTCATCATTGATATCTAACACGTCAGCAACTTTGGCAATATTTGTTCCCAAGTCTCTGACTGCTTCCAAATACTGGATGAATTGCCCGTCGGAGAATACATTGATAACTGTTACTACCGCGTATATTCCAGAAATTTGATAATCAAGCTGCGGCTTCTTTGATCCTCTTGAATCTTCATTGTTAGTTGGCAGATTTACTTTCAGAAAGAAATTTTGACTTCCAACTTCATAATCTGCCAGAGCATCGATATCACGATTTGCAGAAGATGCTAAGCTATTTGGCAAGCCCAGCCAATACGGGTCTCCCTTAATGCTTAACTCAATATTAATCAAATCGGCAACATTTTCAGTGTTTGCTTTCAGCGCGCCAAATTTATATGCACCCCCTTTGCGATCATTGTCACTCCCTACTGTGTCGGCATCATTAAGAACATCTGTTGCAAATCTGATTTGGTGGGAAATCCCTTCACTTGTCAGCCCATATTCTTCTTTAAGAACATCAATGTCCGTTTGTATGGTATCTCGGAACGTATCTAATTTACCATTCAAAATTCGATTGATTTCTGAAATTTCATACTCAATTCTGTCTGGTTTTTCAGAAGCCGTATTTGTTCTTTTGGATACCAAAGCTTGTCTGTCGCGCATTAATTTTGAAATGGCTTCTTTTTTGGATACAATTCGTTCAATTACATTCTGCACATCATTGTAATTTTGCGGGGTTTGGCTATCGGCATCTCCCAGTAATCCGCCGCCATGAGGAACCAAATAATAGTATGCATTATTGAAAGTAAGGTCCAAATCTAGAACCTCTGTGTTCCTGCCGGTAAAAATATAGTCGTATCGTTTTCTCAATAGCTTTAATTTCCGCATGTTCGATATTCTGGCTTTCTGAATAGAGTCATCCCCAATACTTCTGGAATATGCCATTGAATCAACAATTTCATCAGTGATAATGAATTTTTTTAATTTATATTTGATAATTTTCGAATATTCCCCTCTGAGAATGTCGAATTCCCCATATTCAACATTGGCGATCATTTTATAGAATACTGGAAATGCAGACAATGACTCAGTGGAATCATCACTTGGGGTCTCTTTGAATGATTTTCCTGTGTCCGATCTGATTACATTTTTGTATTCGGCAGTCAATTGGAGAACTGTTCCGATCAGATCAGTAATATTTGATCCGTTGTTGATATTAATCTGTAAAGCATCATTGCCGTTTCCGGTCCCAACAATGTTGAATCCTCCTGTTGCATTCGTTTCATCTAGTTGCTGGAACCGCCATGATCGCCATGCTTCTGTGTCTTCGTCAAATGAGAATTCAAATTTGTCAATGTATATCGCAGAGGGGTTTGTTTCCCATATTCGATATGCGGCGTCGTTTACCGCAGTTTCAAATTTGTCAACAAATTCTCCGACTGTCTGTGCCTCAATTGTAATTTGATCCTTGATGACATTACTCAAATACGAGTAAGCATTTGTAGAATTTTCGATTGCATCCACATTATAGGTTGTTCCGCCATCAGTTACTTTAAAATCAAATTGAACAATTGACAGAGGATAATAAAATTTCTGTGAATACTTTTTTATTTTTCCATCTCTCATTCGACCGTTGAATTCAACAACCATGATATATCTGGCATGAATATGTGATCCAATTCCCAACTTGTCGGCGGCGGCACGAATTACACTAAGTAATGTGCACCCGGACTGTTCTTGGATAGTCAATGTGAACTTATTCCCATACGCTGCTCTTACTTTTCCATTTCCAATAGTGAATATCTGAGTTGTATTACTCAAATTAAAATTGGTTCCGGTCGCATTGTTTATTATTTCAACTGATGAATCATCAGTCAATGCCTTGTCCAGTAAGTGCAAATCAGATTGTCGAACCATATGCAACGACAAATTGTAAGTATACGTGCTGAACTCATTTAGGTTGTTAGACAAATAATTCATTAGATACCTGCGATATATTGAGTTGTGGGAACATTTATAGTCAGCCCATACAAAAAATCATTGATTGGGTCTTGAATTTTATTTCGATTAAATAAGACAAATACCCACCAATAAGAGGCGTCCCCATATAATTCATATGCGAGAATATCGGGGCGCTTATTGTGATGCTGCAATAATAAAAATTTAACAGACTGCTTAAAATTGATTGAAATAGGCGGAACATATTCGCCCAACACTCCACTGATCGTCGGAGTTGATCGTAAATTACTGGTTGACCTTGCCATATTAAATAAATCCTTTTTTATAACCTGTTCCTGATGCAAACTCACTCAACAGGAATTTGTTTTGAAGTGTTGGATTGTATTGTGGAAGAAGCTCAAGCGAAATATTCATCATTGTCGGAACATGATTTATTTCCCCGCCGACATCTACTTCTATTAAATCAGCAGAATCTTCATAATTGAATGAAAAGCTTGCAATGACCACTGGAATTCGATTGAAATTGAATGTTCCAAATGCTGAAAATTCCAATACAGGGGGTGGCGTGCCTGCGTTGACATCATCAACCCCAAAATGCATCTTAGTCATTACTCTCAAAAAATGCATCACTCCAATTGTGTATCTTGCTTCGGCTGGTGTTTGACTAACAAACATTCCGGTTACTTGTAATGTTGGGTTATTCGTCTTCGTATACGCATTTTGTTGATAATTGGCATGAACTATGCTGTATTGTGAATAATCAACCGAGTGTGATGCTGAAATATTCGGAGTAAATGGAAACATGATACCGCCATGAGGAATAAGCGCGTCTGCCGGTCCGGAAAATGCTATATCCGATGGAGCATTACTTCGACCGACTCTGGCATATGCAGGAGCGTTCGGTGATATTCCGGCAGAAGATCGCGAACTCTTTGGGTTTTTCACTGTTAGTCGTGCGCGCAGGTCTTTTCTGAGGGTCATTTTAATCCAATAAATACATCTATCAAGTATCAGAGACAAATAGCGTCTCTACTTATTAAAGTATTTATTACAACAAATACTGCCATTTATTCAATCATATAGATCAATTCAGATTGACAACAAGTATTGTTGTATGCTATACTATATTTATATTAGGAACAATATGAGAAAAAAACCAGTAAATTATGTAAACAACAAGGACCTTCTAAGGGAAATTCACAGAAGCAAAGCTAGTTATTGTTATGCAGTTGATGAATCGTTAAATGATTATGATCTTATTCTGAATAACATTGATGAAATTGTGCCGCAGACAATCGAGATAGCTATCCAGAACAGGGCGATCAGATTAGCTGCCTATGCGCATACTGCCGCAATTAAGGCATGGGACAAAGCGGCGGATGGCTCAGACAAACCAAAGATCGCAGATTTCAAAGTCGAGGCGGCGACGATAACAGCAGCCGATGTTGTTATTCGTGTGATGACCTACAATCATATTCCCCTTGCGCCGGGCAGGAAAAAGACTCCGAAGACAATTGCGGATCAGCATGCCAAATGTAATTTTCATCCATTCAAGCATTATATGATTGACAATGATGAAATCAAAGAAGTAGTGAGAAGCCATTGGTCAGGCGGTTTCGATAATGGACACTTTGATCTGGAAGGTGGGAGAATGACCGACACATTAGGTCGAATGATGCTTTCTCTTTGTCAGAAATATGCCAAGCGATACAATTGGAGAAATTATTCTTACAATGACGAAATGCAGAATGCCGCATTAGTCCAGCTTGCAAATGTAGGTCTTCGATTCAACGAGGATAAAGGGCAGAACCCATTTGCATATTACACAACTGTTCTGACAAATTCATTTACTGGCATTCTAAACAACGAAAAACGAGCACAGAGAATGCGAGATGATTTGCTGCAAGAAAATGGCATTATGCCCAGTTTCAGTCGCCAAGCCGAAGATGAATTATTTCAGCAGAAAGCACGAGCACAAAGCGAATCTGAAGAGCAAGACCTAAGAGATGCCGGATATAATTTTTAATAACCAAAGGGCTTTAATGACAACACATTTATTTAAAAAAGCTGCGGTATTCAGCGATCTTCATTTCGGGATGAAAAACAACAGCAAACAACATAATGACGATTGTAGTTCATTTATTGACTGGTTTATTGATGAAGCCAAAAGCAGAGGAAGTGAAACTTGCATCTTCTGCGGCGACTATCATCATAATCGAGCAACCTTAAATGTCACCACGATGAATTATTCTATTGACAATCTTCGGAAATTAAGTGAGGCATTTGAAACAGTATATTTTATCGTCGGCAATCATGATCTTTATTATCGCGAAAAGCGAGATATTAACAGCTTTCCGTATGCTAATTTGTTTGACAATGTGACGATAATAAGTGCCGAAATAGAAGAAATAGGAAACGTGACATTGGTCCCGTGGTTAGTCGGAGACGAATGGCGGCGCGTAACAAATCTGAAAAGCAAGTATGTTTTCGGGCATTTTGAACTTCCTCATTTCATGATGAATGCGCTGGTCCAGATGCCCGATCATGGCGGGTTGACCTCAGAGCATTTAGTCGGACCGGAATATGTATTCAGCGGGCATTTTCACAAGCGACAAACTCAGGGAAATATTCACTATCTTGGTTCCCCATTTCCACACAATTATGCGGACGTTTGGGATGACCAAAGAGGCGGAATGTTTTTGGAATGGGATGGTGTCCCAGAATATGTCAATTATGCCGGTCCAAGATATATCACGGTAAAACTCAGTGAATTATTGGACTCAGCCGATGAATTATTAAATTCCAAGACATTTTGCAAAGTAACCCTTGACATTCAAATTTCATACGAAGAAGCAAACTTCATCAAAGAAACATTTGCAGAACAATATTCCCCGCGTGAATTAACCCTCATTCCCGATAAAAAAGATACCAGTCTCACCGAAGGCGCAGTAGTTGATAATTCATCAGTGGAGAGTGTTGATCAGATTGTATACAGTCAATTGAATGCTGTGGAATCAGACATAATTGACAATAAGGTTCTTCTCAGTATATATCAATCACTATCATAATATTCAAGGCTAAACAATGATTAAAATAAAAAATATTTCAATGCGCAATTTTCTGTCAACCGGCAACATTATGCAGTCAATTGATTTAACCAATGCCGGATTGACTCTTGTTCTTGGAAACAATATTGATCTTGGAAGCGACGGATCAAGAAATGGTGTCGGCAAAACTTGTCTAATTAATGCGATTAGTTACGCATTGTTTGGATCGGCTCTGAGTAATATCAAGAAAAACAATCTGATCAACAAAACAAACGGAAAAGGGATGTTCTGTTCCATTCAATTTGAAATAAACAACACCAAGTATCAAATTGATCGCGGGCGCAGTCCTAATATTTTCAGATTTATTGTTGATGATATGGAAACCAAAACAGAAGAATCAGACGAAGGTCAGGGAGAAAATCGACTTACGCAACAAGAAGTCGAGCGAGTTCTTGGCATGAATCATA